CTAAGAGGCCGTTTTTATTTCACCGTGCGGCACGTAAACCCAGTCAATATGGTTCTCGGTGTATATCTTCGTTGACTTAGCATCGCTGTGCGCCATGCGGCCCTGCGGATCAATCCCCTGCTTATTGAACAGAAAGGCTGAAAGGGCCCTGATCTCGTGAAAAGTAGGCCGCTGTTCCTCCGGCAGCGCAGCGGCAACACCAACTTGATCACGCAATGCAGAGAACGATCGGCTGAGATAGTCCGGTGCAACCTGTGTTGGATGGCGTACTTCTTTGCTGGTGGGGTTGCTGCGCTTTAAAGGGAGTCGGTGAACAACATAGGGACTGGCCACATTATCACGGCTTCCCTCGATGATATCTTTCAGCACCGTACCGATAGGGATCGCAACATGCGAAGCCTCTTTATGCTGTACCTTCTGGCGATGGATGTAGAGCGTGCCAAAGATGTTATCTTTTGGCTCAGCGAACCATACGCAGCCGCACACGCCTTCACCAGGCTGTTTGATTGAATACCGGATCCGCGAAACCTCCAGGCGCGCATGCGTTGTTTGCAGGGCGAGATCCATCGCAGTCTGTAACCAGCGCGGCGCGGCCTGGTGAATTCTAAGGTAATCCTTAAGCGACAGACGGCGGCGCACCTTTGATTCAACCCGGCGCATTTTTTTACGTTCTGCCGGGTTATCCATCATTAATGATTCATCGACCGCATAGCTGAATAATTTTTTTAAGAAGCTGACTTTTCTGTTTTGAACATTGGCCGACGCCTCAGAATGATATTTCCTGATATAGCCATTAACATGTTCAAGCTCTATATCGCAGGCATAAATGTCGCTGAAATATTCTTTCACTCGCTCAATATCATTAAGCCAAACAGAGAGAGTATCGCCGCCCGGTTTCTCATCGTTAATAGCGCGATCCAGTAACTGCTGTGCATATTCAGCGAAAGGGCGTGCCTCTCCATTTATTCCGCCTGATTCCCTGACAAGGCTTTCTATTGATGGCACCGACTCTGGGCGAAGTCGGTTATTATATTCTCTTGCGATCGCTATAGCTAAAACGCGATCTGTACCGAGGTGCTTTCTTTTGCCTGTGATCAGAGTAAAGCGATATTGCCCTGATGATTTTTCAAAATAGAGGTGATCCGGAAGGTTCCGGTTTTCCCTTTTACGAGGTCTTGCGGCCATGTTAATCCTCTTGCATTAACGTGCGAACGCGCTCACTGATCATCGAATCAACGCCCCATTGTTCGGAAGAACACACCCAGACCATTCCGTCCACGACACGTCCCTTCAACAGGCCATTTTCAACCCAGCGCTTGATCGTTCTGTTATCTGGTACCGAACCGGCAACAAACTCACGTTTGCCCCACTGGCTCGCTTTCATCAACTTGGCCACGGTCATATCTCCACTACCGGCTGCAACCGGCTAACTGACTTTATACGCGCAAGACGAGCAGCCATCGCGGGCGCCGTCGTTGCATTTGACACAAATCTTTGGTTCGCTGGTGGCCGTAGCCAACTGCTTAATGATTCTGGCGGGTACCAGTACCGGCATCGCTATGCGCTGATGCCTGGCCTGATACAGTTCTTCAGCCAGTTCCAGCAGTCTGGCTTTACAGTCCATAGCTTCGGCGCGCCACCAGAGCATGTCATCACGCAGTCGGCGCAGGCGTCGCCGCTTCAGTTTGCTGGGCATCAGTCGTCATCCTCGTCCCAATCATCATCGTCATCATCCAGGGTAAACGATAGTAGGGGGTTTGTGGCCGCTAGCATTTCACTCGCGGCGCCACGCCGCTGAAGCCTGCGCAGTGCTTCGTAAAGCTCGAACGCTTCCGTACGTTCATTGCCGATATCGAGAGAACATGCAAAGCGGTGCGCAGCGGTGACGAGGGCTTCTAACTGGTTACGGATATCCTGGATAGTTTCCACCTCACACCTCCTGCTCAGGCTTGATATGCAGGCGCGGTTCGCCGTCTTTCGGCTCCGGCCACTGGCGTGCCATGTTCACTTTCAGCTTCTCTTCCATCGCCGCAGTAATTTCATCGTCGGTGATACCGGCACGGCGCTGAGCATCCCAAAGCAGGAATTGCATATCAGCCCACTCGCTTAAATCATCCAGCGCTTCAGCGGCTTCGTTCGCTTCTTTCGCCAGGTGTTTCAGTGGGCCGACCGGGCCAACATTACCGAATGTTTTCTCTGACCATTCCGCATGGCGCTGGCGAATCAGGTTCCGAAGTTGCAGTGACGAGCCTTTCTCTTCCGGCAACGTGTTAGCCGCCGTTACAGGTTCGGCTTGCATGGCGGCGCGGCAGGCGTTCCAGCCGACTTTGCGCTGAACATTTCCGAACTGCCTCAACATCTCAGCAACCGCCATGAATGAGCCAAATTCGTAGTAACAGGCTGGGTCATTGTTCTGGTGGCGACCGCCAAGGTGTTCAGCCCATTGTTTATAAGACCAGGAAAATCGCTCGCTGTGTTGTTCATCAGGCACAGCCACCGGCGCAGGCGCGGGAAGCGGAGGAACGCCAAGCATTTCACGCATTTCATTCACCCCGTCGTAATGTTCAGCGCGCTGTTCCGGCGTCATGGCCTCCAGCTCCGCATGGAATGCGGCGCGGCGTTGTATGGCTTTTAGCAGCACTGAGGTTTTCACGCCCTTACCGATGCGCATGCCTGGCTCAAGGAGTACCGGGCAGGGGAGCCGTTCAGGATAACCCACCGGCGCTGGCGGTGCGGCGTAGAGCAGCGATTTCAATGCAGCCCGTGGCATTGCCGACCACGCAAGGAACACGTCAGGCCTGTCTGGATCTTCCGTAGGTAGTGTTTCTTCGATCTCATCCAGCACATCGCTCAACTTATTAAATGCGTCTGGCTGCACAGTTACGCACACCTCTCCATCAATCTCTGACTCGCATGCGTCATCCGCTAATTCGAATGCCGCACCACAAACAGAGAGCAACATTTCAATCACGCGGCGCTGCTCCGTTGTGGTAGTTAGTGGCGCTGGAGGTGCAATAGCTCTTAGCGGCGACTGCTTAAACCCTCTACGCTGCAAGTAGTCCATTGCTTTTGCTGGCAACTCACTGTCTGGATTGACCTTTTTAAGCGAATGGGCTAATCGTGTAATTAACGAGATAAATTCGTCCACAGGCTCGCTGTCCAATGCCGCCAACAGCATGCGGGCAAGCGCACGCTCAGTATGCGTTTCACCATTGAATGCCAGAGTCTCAAGTTCATCCCGGCTGATAGTTTGTGTTGTGGTCATTTGTAAGTCCTCCCGATAATGCGTTCACGCAGTGTCAATTTGCGAGGATTTACGGTTTCAGTGTCACGAATAGGCAAAACAACATAAGCTGTGCTATTGAAATCTCCGCTGCGCTGCTTTGCCATAAAGCACGCCTCCATATTCGCTTGATCTTCATCTGTCGCTGTAAGCTCTTTCACGTCAAATCCCTTGCTACTAACAAACCAGTTGTGAATTACTGCAATGTACCGAGCCATACCTACTCCTCCACTTCCAGTTTGATGCCAGCGGCGGCGCGCTTGACTGGGAAATATTGGCTGCTATATGCCTTACCCATATCCGGCTTGACGCTGCCGCACAGGAATAACGGATCGCGGCTATCGCCATTTTCATCGCGAACCCAGCCAACAATTTCATCAGGCACAGCCACCGGCACTAGCGGTGCGGCGTAGAGTGGCACCGAACGCCAGAATTTAACCTCACGAGCCAGAATTCGAGCCGCGTGGGCCATCGGTGAGTTTTCTTCGACATCAGATAAAACGTTTTCCAGAGTTGGACTCTGGATATATGTAATATGGTCAGGAACCGTCACCGGCTCGCTGTCCATTGCCGACAGCGCAATGTCAACGAGCGATAAAATTTCATCGTCATTAATCGGTGTGATGATTCGTGCGCTGCCAAACTCTTTGATTTCTTCCAGCCGCTCCCGGCTGATCGTTTGTGTTGTGGTCATACGGCCTCCCATTCTTTGGAGCAACTCTGCAACCAAACTTCAATATTTTTTTTTGCTACGTCATTCATTCCGTTACCAAACTGATACTCATTGCGCATTCTTTTGCATTTAATCCAAAGAGGGAATGCGACAAGCCAGAAAATAAACGGCCAGACAAAAACGCCAGAAATCGCCGCCAATATAACTAGTGCAATAAGCGGTAGTTCACGAAGTTCAGTGCTAAAGAAATCATCACACACATCAAGTAACGCACCGAATACGCGGTCGTACTGAATAGCCATAAATGACATGCAGTCGATAAAATTAAAATCGTACCCGGCAGCGGCGGCCCATGTCGGTCTGTCGATAAAATGTTTGAAGGTCAGCATACCTACTCCCCCACTTCCAGTTTGATGCCAGCGGCTGCAAGCGCATTGTTCATTGCTTCAAAGTTGACGTATGCACCGGAAGCAAATCCTGCGCCAGCCTTAAAGTCGAAAAACGATACTGGCGGCAGCTTCACGCTCACCGTGCGCGCTTCCAGCTCAGCGATGCGCTTCTTGTCGGCGTCACGCTCTGCCAGCAGGGATTTGCGGGCAGCCTTATATCCATTCCAGCAATTTAGGTAGCTAACGGCCAGGCCTGACAGGCAGGTCTTGTTAACGTATCCAGCAATGCCTCCATCTTTACGTGGCGGGTTTCGTTCCATTCCTGCCGGGACAGGGAATATCTTTTCGAAGTCGTTGCGCCAGTCTTCCTTCAGCGCCAGCTCGTCGTTGTTAGTCATGCTCTGCTCCTTCTCCTGCGTTGCCTTTCACCGCCCGTTTGATTTCCCACAGAACGCGAGGAACTCCGCCGTTTCCTGCGGGATCACGCTTGTCTTTCATCTTCACGCTGGATTCAGCCCACGACTTACGAGCGGGAAGCTCTTTGATACGCACAAAACCAGCTGCGCGCAGCGATGCCCCCGATTCGTCGGCCTGGGTATAAGTGATGATGCGGTGATACCCCATTGCTTTAGCCGCGCGCCAGACAGCACCATAAAGGGCGCTGTTAGCGTTGCGTTCACCTGTGGTACAGGTGCGGTTTACCTCGAGGGTAAGACCATCATCAAAATGGCGCGCCACCGGACGGCCCGCTGTTGCAACACCAATCAAATCGCCATCAGAATTTTTCAGGCCAATACTGAATTTATGACCAACCGGCGGTTTATTGTGTCGGTGGTGCCGAGCTACAAAATCCTGAGCCGCCTTCAGAGATATGGGAGAAATCATCATGATTGCGCCCCCTTCACCTGCACGGACTGGCGGTCGAGTTGTGTCTCTGATTTATTGCGAAGCCAGATGCAAACCGCACCATCTTCGGTGTCGTGGATAGAACCGATAAACCATCCTTCACCTGCTGGCGTTTCAGGCTGCCATTTCGAAATGTCGTAGCCATCGACAGCAGGATCGATATCTTCCTCATCGCGATAAATAACTGTCCATTCCAGCCCGTTAGCGGCCATCCATGCGTTGAATTCAGCGGTTGGAATATGCTCACGGCCATCGCAGAAATCGTTGTATACCGGGTGAGTCCAATAGCCATATTGATCACGCTCTACGGGCAGCGGTACGATGGCAGGTGATGCTGGCTGGCTACGGATCTGTACGCCTATATCTTTGAGCATCTCATCAGCAAATGAACGGTCGAAATCACCTTCAGGCGCATCATCCATAAACTCGGTTGAGGTGAGGATTGCGCGGGCGATATCAGCGGCATTTTCTGGTGTGTCTTCAACGAAACCTGCATCCCATGCGGCCAGCATTCTGTTTGCAGCGAAGATAGCGCCCTCTTTGCGGGATTCAGCTCGCAGGGCTGCGAGGGTGTTACTGCCCGCATCACTTTTCATTGCCTGCATCGCGTCATACATCAGCGATTGCGCAGGATTTAATGAGTTCTGTATTGCGTGATATCCGGCAGCGCCATACTGCCCGATTAGGCGCCCTATGATGTCACCGCGAATCGCATTCTCCGCCACCACTGCATGCAGTTGCGCCTGCGATTCACGGATCACGGCATACTGCACATCAAGGCGATCAGCCATGTCGGACATTAACTTCGCTGCTGCTGGTGGCAGGGTAGGCGCTGTAACGCGGGCCTCAGCGATTAATTCTTTGGCGTTCATGCGCATTTGCGGATCTCCATCAGTTCGTTAAAGCGGTTCATAAACAGGGTGTAGGCCTGCGCCGGGCGAAGAGGATCTACCCGGATTAGCTCAGATGGCTGGATCCCCTCAAGAATCGCCCAGCGTGTGCCGTCGTCGATTCCCAGGTCGCGGCGTTCAGTAGCCAGCATGATGAGGTCTGCACGCTTAACTGCCGGTGAATGTTCACGAGGCAGCCCGTACTTATCGCGGATCAGGTCATCTACCATTTGTTCCATACTGCGATAGTCATGAAGGAGCGCTTTCAGCGGCGCGGGCAGGTCCTGCACATAGGCTTCGGCCGCGTCGTGCATCAGGGCTTCAAAAGCGAATTCAGCGGGCACCAGTTGGCTGCACAGAACCGAGTGCTGAGCCACTGAATAGAATTCCGGGACATGGCCGGAAAAGCGGCAGATATTTGCCAGCGGGTTGGCGATATCTTCGATATCAATGTCGTCAGCGGTGGCTTTCAGATAGTCAAATTTCTTGCCGCTGTAGGTCTGAATAAAGGTTTCTTTCATTGCGTTGTATCTCCTGTGCGCGCTGCAACGCGGCGTTTATTTCAGAACAGCCCTGGTTGGCCGTCTCGCTTTGTGCGTTTTACTTTTGTTTGCTCGGCCTGGGAGGTTTGTTTTTCAGCCCAAAGCTTTGCGTGCCTCAGTACGTCGTCAAAAATCTTTCCTTTCTGGCTGGCTTGCGACATACGTTTATATTTATCAACAGCTTGCCAAGCCCCCCCCTGAGCCACCGAAGGCGCGAAACCCTGCCTGATAAGTTCTTCACGAACATTCTTTTCGATAAATTCGATGTGGTTCATCCATCCTCCCGCGCCTGTTGCGCCGAATTTAGGTTGCAGCAACCCAACCCATTTGCATGGGTTAAGTCACTCCGGTGTTTATCGCTTGGCTTCGCCGCCGAGGGCAGTAATCAGGTCAGTGAGTAACTGGTTAAACTCGCCGGTCATCAAAACAAAGTCGGCATCAAAGCGTTGTGCGGCATCTTCGCGATCAATGTCATCGTTCTGGCTGATTAACTCGTCGGAGAATTTGAGACGTTTAATGCTGAAATCGTCGCCCAGCACGAACTGAACGCGGTTTTGCCAGTCGAGAACCACTTTCGTTACCAGCTTCCCGGCGTCAAGGTGAGTACGGATCTCATCGGAAAACAGATCCTGTTTTTTGAAGCGCCCAATCCCTCCATCCTCCAGCAACGCTTTAAGTTCTGCTTCAGCACCAAGTGCCAGGCCGGATGGCACAGCGCCTGAACGCACCCATTCAGTCATGGTTAATTCAGCCGGTGTTTCAAGAGTCAGTGGGACAACAGGCAGAGATCCGAGTGTTTTACGAAGGAGAGCAAGGGCATCTTCAGCACGGCGAGCACTTGATGAGTCAACAACTACCAGGTCTGATGCGGTGTTTACCCAGATACGAACCGTCGAATTTTTAGTGAACGCGCGCGGCAAAAGGGAATGAAGCACCTCATCGCGAAGAGAGTCTTTCTCAGTCTTTTTCAGACGACGACCCTGTTCACTCTCCAGACGACCAACACGTTTGTTAAGCTCATCCTTAACAACCTGTGACGGCAGTATTTTTTCTTCACGACGGATAGTCAGCAGTAACTGGCCGCCAACGAAATGGAATAGTTGATCGGAAATGTCCCCCAGTGGAGATACCCAGCCAGCCTTAGCCATGTCCTGGCTGCCGCAGGGTGTGAAGCGTAGCGTTTCTAACTGCTGGGCCAGCTTCGATGTGTTGCCGGAATCAATAATTTGCACATCGCGGCTCAGGCGGTATGACATAAGATTTTTGAAGAAATGGTTATTCATTTTGCGTTCCTCTGTGCGCCACTGCAAAGGCGCTACGGGTTAGTATCTCCACACAACACAGGAGAGCACCTGCGGTCTCAGGCCGCCCGACGGGATTGGGGAATGAGCCGTCCCGGCGGTGATGCTCTCTTGTGTTGCGTAAAAAATTGCGGCGCCCTCACGGGAGAGATCAGACGCCGCCAAACGACTACCAGTTGGCATTTTTATAGTTTGTGGTGGCCGGTGCTGATCTCCGGCTTGCGGTTAATTCAGACTCTCACAGGCGTTTAATTGCCCTGCCGAACAGCTCTTTTCCGCAATAGCTGCAATGTCTTTCGCGCATCAGCCTGCGCATTCACCACAACTGGAAGCGCACTCCCGTTTATTCACACCTGCCATCCACAACCGATGAGAAGGAGTGCGCTTTCATGTTGTGTGCTGACCTTCCAGCCAGCGTGGTTCGGATAACACGCAAACACGTGATTTACGAACTGGCAGACTTTTACAGTGCTGCCCCTGCACCGAATCGCCGCGATGGTGAGTCGCTTTGTGCATGCATGGCTTGCACATTCCGGCTACCCGCTTGGGTCAGGGATAATGTCAAGGAAACCCACCGGACCGCTGCGACGCATGTGCCATACGCCGAACTGCTTTTTTTGCCTGTCTTTTCACCACATCAGGCTCAGTGGTATCTTGGAGTTCTCACACAGCCAAGAAAGGAAAACATCATGATTGTCGGGATAGCTCATCTTTTTAACCAAACTAAAGAAAACATCGCCGCCATCAGAGGCGTTAAGGTTTCCGGCTTCGTTGATAGCAATGAAATTGCATGTGTTAACAACCGCGCCGTCCAGGTATGTACTCTCGACTTCCTGTTGGAGTTGCACCGTAAAAAATACGGGAACAACTGCAACGGTCTAAATGGAATACGGGCGCTGCACCACAAACTCTTAATGAAATATCAATGGCCACCATCCGTAATTCGTGGGCTGAGCCTGTCTGACATATTTCTTTCTCTGCACGACGAACTACAACTTGAATCCCTTCCCGAAGACGCTGGCCGATATCTTTTGCAAATAACCAGAACCCAATACCCGATTAACTTTCCTGACTATCTTGATGGGGAATGGGATCCTGATCTTTCGCAAAGATTTCTAGCTGAGATTCCAGACTGACCTGGGATATTCTGGCGCTGAGTACCGCAAGTCGCGCCTCCAGTGATTCCCTCTCAATCTCAAGCCCACGAAGAAGGTTCAACTTCTCAGCCTTACGAATAAACCATGAGTGAAGTTCTTCGTTGCTCATGGTTCCAGCGTCGATTAGCGGCTCTTTCATTGACATATTCATCACCCCTGTAAACACACCTCGCGAATCATCCCCATCTTCATACGCCTGGGGCGGCTACTTCGTGGGCTTCCTGCCTGTTCGCTGTTGATGAATTCAATATTAGATTACTTACATTTTATGTCAACAAGAAAATGTAAGAATGCTTACTTTGTTTTTTTGGTTACAAAAAAACCCGCACTATGCGGGTTTCAATAAGGGGGTTGGTACTCAGGGCAGGTCGATGATGATTTGTTTTACTACGCCAATTAATTTTGTATCTTGTGAAACCTCGATTGGCTTAAACGCTGGGTTTAACGGGACTAAATAGGTATAAGGCTGGTCTATTGCCAGCTTCTTAATAGTGGCTTCGCCTCCGGATGCAACCTGAGCGATGACAATCTTTCCATTGGCCTGATCTATGAAGCCGTATTCCGGCTCCACTATAACGATAGAGCCATCGGGTATGCTCATATCGCTATAAGAAGTCATTGAATCGCCTTTCACTCTTAATGCAAACGCAGAGTCGGATAACTTCCTCGTAGTTTTAACCATCTCATGGTTGGGGTCATTAATTACTTCAGTCCAGTATCCCGCCTGAACCCAGGAAAGTACGGGCACCTCTCTGGCTGAAATAATATTTATGTTAATCCCATCCTCAATTTCTCCAGAACCAAAAACCAGCCAGTCAGGAGAGCAGCGCAAGCATCTGCAGGTATGTAAAAGATTCTCTGCCGATAGTTTTGTATTGTCACTTTCCCATTGAGTAACAGCTGAAGCACTGACTCCAGCACACTCAGCCACATCACGCTGGGTGAGTTTCATCTGCTTTCTTCTAAATCTTAATCTGCTACCAACGGTGTCCATAAAAATTCCTCGGGATTACACGTTAGTAATCTTACATTTTATTGACGTAAGTATGCTTTCATCTTACGATGTAAGAATGCTAACTTTCTGAGGAGGTAATCCATGTTAAAAGCAAAAGTTGTCGAGTACTTCGGCGGCATATCAAAAACAGCAACTGCCTTGGGCGTTACCCACAGCGCAGTTTGCCAGTGGGCCGCCATTATCCCTGAGAAACAAGCCTTTCTTATCGAGCGCATCACCAAGGGTGCGTTGAAGTACGACGCGAAGATGTATCAGAAGCCTAACGAAACGGCTGCTTAATCGTAACTACCAAAGGAAAAACAACATGGTAGAGCAAAGTTTAAAAGCGGTAGTTAAGGCGATGTGTAAAGCCTATCCCGGCGGGCGTGAAGCGATGGCCGGTGCGCTGGGCATGACAGCCACGCAGTTCAATAACAACCTCTACGAGAAAAACGGTTGCCGCTTTTTCGAAGTGACAGAGCTGGAGGCGATGGAGGACTTATCGAACACCTCATTCCTGGCCGACTACTTCGCGAAGCGCCGCGGTTGTCTGCTGGTGGAAGTTCCGACGTATGAAGACCTTGATCGCGTTGACCTGTTCAGCAGGGCTATGCGTACCGCCGCTGCGCGCGGGCAGGTGGATCAGATTATTCAACTTGCTCTGGAGGATGGGGTAATTGAACAGCATGAAACGGAAGAAATCCTTGAGCATCACCGTCGTCACCTGGCTGTGCGTGAAGAAGAAGTCAAGGCAATCATTGCGTTATTCAGTCGCAAAAAGAAGTGACGCCAGCGAGTTGCAGCCCCTGGCGTCGTGGCGTGTCGATCGTAGTGGAGATACCAACGCATGAACAGTTTAACAACACAATACCGCAGGTCGCAACTGATAGTGCTTCCTGTCACCGGCGGTAAATGCCCGGTTCGTTTTGTGTATGGGGTAAGAGTACAGGGGTCGATTGAGCCTGTCAGCTACCCGTTTGCCGAGTGGGTTGTAGGTGATTTCAACAGCCAGGCGGAGAAGAACGAATGCGCGAACTTAACCGCAGATTCCGGGACCAGTACGGCATCCCTGTCCGCGTCATCCGCTGGTAGCCAGAAACGCAGCGCGTTATCTATCTGCGTGAAGGCTACCCGCATGAGTGCTTCAGCCCGCTTGAGCAGTTCCAGCGTAAATTCAGAGAAATAAAGGACGACCATGAGCCTGTTAATGCCAACAAGGCCAATAGTAATAAACCCTGATCTCGCTTACAGCATCGGGCTGAATGAAGCCATTGCATTGCAGCAGGTTAACTACTGGCTTAAGGAGACCACATCCGGGCTGGAACGTGATGGCGTGCGCTGGATTTACAACACTACAGAGCAATGGCTGGAGCAGTTTCCTTTCTGGTCCGAGTCTACTCTCAAGCGCACCTTCACCCGCCTTAAGGCGCTGGGTGTACTCAAGATCGAGCAGTTGAACAAGTCCCAGCGCGACATGACCAACTACTACACGATCAACTATGAAAGTGAGCTTTTAGATGAGGTCAAAGTGACTAAATCGAAGAGTTCAAAATGCGCTATTCCATCAGGTCAAAATGACACGATGGAAGATGTCAAAGTGACACGCTCCAGTGAGGCAAAAAGAACCGCTGTCATCGTGTCAAAACGACCTGATGATCCTACAGAGAATACAACAGAGAGTACTACAGAGAATAAAAACCCTTCTTGTCAGGTTGCTGCGCAACCCGACCCGGCAGTGGTAATCACCGATCAGGCTAAACGTGTTTTAACTCACCTGAACCAGAAGACCGGATCACGCTACCAGGTCGGGAAAACTTCGATGGAGCATATCCGGGCGCGGCTCGGTGAAGGGTTTTCGACTGATGACTTGATCCTGGTTGTGGACTACGCCACAGCGAAGTGGGGGCAGGATCTGCAGATGGCTGAATACCTGCGCCCGACAACCCTTTTCCTGCCGACAAAATTCCCCGGTTATCTCCAGGGCGCAACCAAATGGACTGAGGCTGGCCGTCCGGAACGCGTTAACGGTCGCTGGTTAATCACCGGCACCGGTCCGGGCGCAAGTTTCCAGAACGTTGATTATTCGCTGCCAGAAAACGCGGGGTTCCGGTCATGAGCGCTTTTTCTGAAGTCCTCGAATACATCCGCGCAAATGGCGAATGCACCTCCATCGAAGTTTGTTGCGGTCTGAACCATCTTGATATCCGGACCGTGCAGCGAGCGCTGGAGAGACTGGTAACCATCGGGCAGATGAAGCGAAAGCCTTATGGCCGCATGTTCCTGTATTTCACTGACGCCGAAATGACGCCAAACGAGACCGGGCGTCCAATCGAACTCGCACAAAAAGCGCTGGAGCTGGAAGCGCAGGGATTGATGCGCCGCGCCGCGACAGTATGGCTCGAAGCCTTCGACTGCGCGCAAACGCCGCAGGCCAGAGCCTGCTATGCACAGCGCCGGGCAAAATGTCTTTCCGGCATGACACGCGGTATCGCTGACGGTGCCGGAAGCCGCTGGGATGAAAATTCTGCCGGAGGTGCGTTATGAGATACGGATCAGTATGCAGCGGCATCGAGGCGGCGCCCGTTTCTGACGCTGGGCTAAAAATTCCAGAGGTTGTTAGCTTTTCCGGCGGACGTACATCAGCGCATTTGGTCTACCTGAAAAATCAAGAGCGACTGAAAGGCGCGGACATTCATTTCTTGTTTATGGACACAGGGGCAGAACACCCGGCGACATACCAGTTTATTCGGGACGTGGTTTCTCACTGGGATATCCCTCTCATATGTCTGCGCGTGGTGGTTAACCCGGTGCTTGGAAAGGGCAACAGCTATCGTGTGGTGCCGCTGGATGAGATAGGCCCGGACCTCCAGCCGATGCGTGATATTTGCAAAAAGTATGGCACGCCATATGTTCACGGTGCGTTCTGCACACGCACTATGAAAATGGAAGTGTTTGAGCGGTACTGCCGGGACGTATTCGGAAAAGGGAATTACCACACCTGGATCGGCATTCGTTCTGATGAACCAAAACGGCTTAAACAGCGTGATGGGGTTAGTTACCTCGCTGAAATCAGCGACTTTGAAAAGCAGGACGTTATTTCATGGTGGAAGAAGCAGCCTTTTGATTTGGGAATACCTGAACACCTGGGCAACTGTGTTTTTTGCATCAAGAAGGGGATCAACAAACTCGCTTTAGCTGCACGTGATGAGCCAGAAATGGCCGAACGATTCTGGCAGTTGGTAACTGATCCGTCAGTCAGGGTGGTAGAACGTCGGCAGCAAGAAAATAAAATCATGTACCGCGGCAATAACTCACTTGAAAGCGTCATCGCATTATTTGCCGATCACTCCCGTGAAGAAATTGCAGCAACGATCAGAAATACCGGCGGTGAAGAGTCGGGTTCGTGTACTGAAAGCTGTGAAGCATTTTCCTGTGACATCGGCAGCGATGATGGTGCACCAGTTGAAACAGAGGAACCAACGGCACCGCGCAACTGGCAGCGACCGTTTTTGAAATGGGCAGGCGGCAAGTATTCGCTATTGCCTGAACTGGATCGCCTCATCCCTGCTGGTAAACGCCTTATTGAGCCATTCGTTGGCGGCGGCTCGGTATTCCTCAACTCCGATAAGCATGCCACCTTCCTGCTGGCGGACGTTAACGGAGACCTGATCAACCTCTATCAGATGCTTGCCGTTGTGCCCGAACTGGTGACTGAGCTGGCGCAGCGGATGTTTTCCGAGATGAACAGCGAAGAGGATTACTGCTCCGTTCGTCTGGAGTTCAACACGCAACTGCTGACAGGCCCACAGCGCGCCGCCGCATTCCTGTACCTCAACCGCCACTGCTTTAACGGTCTGATCCGCTATAACCGCGATGGCCTGTTTAATGTCGGCTTCGGCAAATACCGCGCCCCGTACTTCCCGGCAGAAGAGATAAAAGCTTTCGTCAGCATGGCGCACAACTGCGTTTTCATGAACGCGGGTTTTCGCCGCACGCTGGCGCTGGCCGGTGATGGCGATGTCGTTTACTGCGATCCGCCCTATGAGCCGCTGCCGGGGACCGATGGGTTCACTAATTATGCCGCTGGCGGCTTCACATGGGCTGATCAGATAGCGCTGGCCGAATGCTGCGTGGCGGCGCACCAGCGCGGCGCCAGAGTGGTGATCACCAACTCATCAGCGCCAAGGGTAATCGATTTGTACGAGCAGCACGGATTCACGCTGCACCATGTAAGCGCCCGCCGGGCGATATCCAGTAAAGGCAGCACGCGCGAAACCGCTGCTGACATCGTGGCCACTCTCTGAGGGGGAACCGTGGAAGAACGTAAACCACTGACTGACCGCCAGCAACAGATTCTGAATGCGCTGGTGGATTTTCACAATATGCACGGTTACCCGCCGACATATACCGAGCTTGCGGCGCTGATTGGCGCCGCCTCTGGAAATTCAGTTTTTGAACACCTTCGCGCCCTGAAGAAAAAGGGCTACATCACGATCGCCAGCGGAAAGGCGCGCGGGATTAAGGTGCTTGGGGTTAACGATACGCTGGCGCTTGATGAAGCCGCTGAAGTGATCCGGGCGCTGCTGGCGGGGGAAGAAAGCTCGACTGATCTGGCTCTTGAATGGCTGAAACGCAGAGGGTCCGCGGCATGAAGCTGATTTTACCTTTTCCGCCCAGCGTCAATACCTACTGGCGCGCCCCGAATAAGGGGCCGCTTAAAGGTCGCCATCTCATCAGCGTCGCCGGGCGTAAGTTCAAGAGCGCCGTTTGCGCGGCAATCTTCGATCAGTTGCGCTGTCTGCCTAAACCTTCAACCCAACTCGCAGCGGTAGAAATCACCCTTTACCCGCCGGACGCGCGCCCCCGTGATATCGACAATTACAACAAAGCGCTATTTGACGCCCTGACACATGCCGGAGTGTGGGAGGACGACAGGCAGGTTAAGCGCATGCTGGTGGAGTGGGGGCCGGTGGTGAAGGGCGGCAGGGTGGAGATCACGATCACCCCACTAAATAAAAGGGTGGATAAATGATCAGTCCGTGTCGCCAGCCCCAAAAAATATGTGTTATGGTCGATAAGTGTCAGCGAAACGGGGTTGCAGGCCCGCTCGCATTTCAAACAGTGGAGAAACCAATGAGTCAATTACTTGTGATTGACGGCGTTTCCGTACGCCGTGATATTGATGGTCGTTACTGCCTTAACGATCTGCACCGCGCCGCTGGGGGCGAAAAGCGCCACCAACCCTCAAACTGGGCGTCACTTTCCCAGACCCAGGAACTTATCGCTGAAATTTCGAGCGCTCCTGATATTACAGGAGCGGACCCTATAGCCACTATTGCCGGGGGCAACAACCAGGGCACTTTTGTCTGCAAAGAATTGGTTTACTCCTACGCCATGTGGATTAGTGCGGCATTCAATCTGAAAGTAATACGCACATTCGATTCCTTGCAGAGATCAGAATCAGCGACTCTTAAATCAGATCAGATTCAGGCAGGTGTTATTCTCCTTGAATCAGCCTCTCGCATGCTGAACCTTTCAAACTCCTCAAAGCTTGGCGCATATCAGAAATTATCTCAGATTGCTGGTATTCCCGATCTCATGCCTCAATATGCCATCGACGCGCCAGCCGGGGCGGTTGATGGTTCCAGCCGTCCCACACAGTCCCTCAGCGCACTGCTGAAAACTCACAAAATAGCGATGACAGCCGCACAGGCATACCAGCAACTGGCGAAGCTCGGCATCGTCGAGCATAAAGAGCGCCGGAGTCGCAGCGGCAGCAATGGGGTTAAGCGCTTCTGGTCTCTGACCGCTAAAGGCTGCATGTACGGCAAGAACATCACCAGCCCGGCCAATCCGCGCGAAACTCAGCCGCATTTCTTTGAATCCCGGTTTGCAGACCTGCTGCGCCTGCTCGATACCGTTCATTGAGGTGAGGGTGATATGAGAACAACCCCGCCGCACTTGCAGCCAGTCTTGTCCAGGGTTAAGCGTTTTGTGGAGAGAATGCCAGAGGGAGCCTCGCTGACACTTATTTCTCAGAAAGTTTATGCCTACAACCAGTTGCAGAAGAAAGACAAGGAACTTCTGATCGGCATTATTCGCGAGTCAGGGATCCTTTGTGTTGTCGGTGATGGAAGAACAACCACGATCCATCATCCCCGCTTTGGTCATCAGTCCATTTCATCAGCCCCGGATGTAACACCGGTAACGGAGAGCGCTTTGAGTAACAAAACAGTAACGCCAGAAGAATTGCGTAAGCAGGCTGAAGAGTTGATCCGTGCGGCTGAAGCAGCCGAGAAGAAGGCGGGAGACCGGGAGGCGATGAAAAAACAACTTGATCCGCTGAGGCTTGAAATTCTTCAGGCTTACGGGATGGCTAACCGTAAGTTTGATGAATTTGTGGATGCGATGGCTGATATGGGTACAGCCATCCAGAAGCTTAAAAACCTGACGATTTAAGGTGATGCCTTGAGAGCGCTGTTAAATCCAGTTGTCGTATCAGAACTGGGGATCGTTATCTTCAGGCCGGGTGCCAGCATGCTGCCGCATTTTCGCCGCGGGCGCATGCTGCTGGAGAACGAGCCGGAGCGGCTGGCTGGCATGCCGTCCGGCGTCCTGCCACCAGCAGAGCAGCCGCTGTCGGAAGATCCTGCGCTGGCTGGTGTATTTGATAACGAAGCGGTGCTGGTCCGCGCTGGCGGGCTTAACGGTCTGGAAAGCTGGCTCCGCGACGGTAGCGGCTGCCAGTGGCCGCATGAGTCATGGCATGACGAAAACATGACCATACTGCGCCATGCGCCGGGCGCGATCCGGTTGTGCTGGCACTGCGATAACCTGCTTCGCGAGCAAAGCAGCGAATCACTTGAGACCATCGCCAGAGCGAACGCCGCCACCTACATCCTGCGTGCAGCGCGACACGAACTCGGTTTCGATGAGTCCCACACGCTGACGCTGCCCGAGTTCTGTTGGTGGCTGGCGCGCGAAGGTCTCGCCGATGCCCTGCCGGATAGCGCTGCCCGCCGTGTGCTGCGCCTGCCTGCGCCAGAGATAAAGCACGTTTACCGAGAATCTGAGTTGGTACCGGGTTTGCCCTCACCCTGCGAAATGGTCCAGGAAACCGCAAAGCAGGTGCTGGCGCTGCGCATCGATCCGGAGACGCCGGAATCCTACATGCTGCGACCGAAGCGCCGCCGCTGGGTAAACGAGAAGTACACCCGCTGGGTTAAAGCGCAGCAATGCATGTGCTGCAACAACCCGGCAGACGACCCCCACCACCTGATCGGCCACGGTAATGGGGGAATGGGTACAAAGGCGCACGACCTGTTTGTGATCCCGCTTTGCAGAGCACATCACGACGCGTTGCACGCTGACACCGTGGCATTTGAAGCAAAACATGGCAGCCAGCTTGTGCTGCTGTTTCGTTTTTTAGATCGCGCGCTGGCCATCGGCGTGCTGGCGTAAAGTGGAGACGCTATGAACCTTGAATCATTACCAAAATTCTATTCACCAAAGTCACCGAAGTTAAACGACGAGACACCCGCTACCGGCGGCGCAGCGCTGACGATCACCGATGTGATGGCGGCACAGGGCATGGTGCAGTCAAAAGCACCGCTGGGCTTTAACCTGTTCCTGGCGAAGATGGGCATTCAGGATCCGGCCCCGGCGCTTGATGGGCTGATGAACTATGCGCTGGCGCTAAAAAATCCGGTGCTGATGAAGCTCAGTGAGAAAGCGCGCCTCGAAATACTGCCGGTGCTGGTGCAGTTCGCTTACGCCGACTATTCCCGTTCTGCCGCCAGCAAGGGACGTTGCCCGCATTGCGCCGGGACCGGTTTTGTTGACGCAGAAACCACAACAAAAAAAGTGCAGTACCCGGATGGCAAGCCACCCAAATGGGCAGCCACAACCAAAGGTCTCTGCCCGTCGTACTGGGAAGAATGGACAGAGGTAACCGGCACCGAAAAGGTCAAATGCACTCATTGCGGTGGCAAAGGTGAGATCAGCACAGCGTGCCGCGGCTGCAAAGGTAAGGGCACGGTACTTGATGAGAAACGCACAAAGCTGATCGGCGCGCCGACATATAAGACTTGCGGTCGCTGTAATGGAAATCGCTACAGCCGCATACCGACAACACTCGCCCGCGCCCTGGTGGAAAGGGTGATCCCGGATCTGACAAGTTACCAGTGGTACAGCGGTTATGCCGACGTGATCAGCCTGCTGGTCACAAAGTGCTGGCAGGAAGAGGCATTTGCTGAAGCACAATTGCGTAAGGTCACACGTTAGCGACAAACTTCTGAATTATCGCGTCACGATACTTGCAATATTCGAAAAAAGTGGTTAGGATTTTTCCAACGATGGGCGTTGTATGTCTACCGTTACCACCAATATTTTAAAACCTCGCTTCGGCGGGGTTTTTTCATATGTAGTCCTCAATATCCCGCGTCTGTGCCGACGCATACATCAAACCGCAGAGCCTTTACAGAGGTGAGCCACAGGGAGTTTTGACTCTCTGCGTACTCTCCCTGGGCACTGGCTCACCCCTTAAAGGAAAGTCACATGAAAAAGCTATTCACCGCTATTGCGGCAGTACTCCTGTGCGCAAGTTTTAGCGCCGTATCAGCAGATATCACCATCACTACCGGGCAGCAGGGACTGACGTATAACGCTGTGTATGGGGTGAATCTTGCCAGCGCGCTAAGCGAATACGGTTACAAGTCAACGGTCATCCCGAGCAAAGGCTCTCTGGACAACCTTGATAAGGTCGCCAGTGGCGAGGCGCAGATCGGCTTCACCCAGGCAGATGCGTTTCAGTTCTGGCGCAGCCGCCACGGCAATGAAGCGCAGAAAGTGGACATCATCGGCGAGCTGGCTGATGAATGCGTGTTTGTCGCCGTCAAAGATGGCGGGAAGATCAGCAGCGAAAGCGATCTGAAAGAAGGCATAAAAATCGCCGTGGGTGAGCCTGCCAGCGGTTCGTATGCATCATGGCAGTATCTGCAATCGCTCGAAAAGGACTACGCGAAGGTTGAGACCTGGGCAAAGGGCGGCGTGCGTTCGCTGGCAAAGGTGACTACCGGGGAATATGACGCGTTCCTGTGGGTATCAGCGCCGGATCGGTCGAACAAATTTCTGGAGGCAGTCAACCAGAAGGGCAGCGGCCTGACGATGATCAGCATGAACGGCTGGCATGTGGATGACAAACTGCCAAACGGCAAGCCGGTCTATGAACTGAAAAAAGCGGTCACCGAATCCGGCTGGCTCAGCGATTCAAAGGTGAAAGTGCCATGTACTAAAACGCTGGTGGTCGCCAACACTGAAGCCGGTGATGACATGCTGGAAACCGCCTCAACCGTTCTGCTGAAAAATATCAGCCGTGTGCTGGGCAGCAAATAATGAAACACATCGGCGTGTGTTTGCTGTTTGCGCTGGTACTTATCGCCGCCTGGCGGATCACTGGTGTGCTGATGGATCTCACCCTGCTGATAATCTTCATCATCCTGCTGGTATCCGGTCGGTGCTTCCCCCGTAAAACTAAAAAATAACGCTGTGCAAAAGGCATCTACGGGTGCCTTTGACACAGTGATCTTTTCGCCTCCAGTTGGAGGTATTTATTCCATCACACAGCACCCGCACACAGCGAGGTGAGAGAGATGCACAGAATCATGCCTGAGAAAATTATCACTGGAGCCTCTTACTGCACCTCAGGCGGCCTGATTTGTACCGGCCTGACTGGCGTCTATAACTGGTTTCACGGACTGGACTGGAATTTTATTGCGATCGTCAGTGGTGTGTTGTTCGGTGCTGCGACCTATTTCACGAGCCTTTATTTTCAAAGGCGAATGCAAAAGTCATACGACGAGGCTTTGAAAACGTATAGCGAAGCCTTGCAGGCTGGCTTTATCACACCTCCACCCACTCCGCCAAAAGAGAAATAATTATGGCCGCCGCAAAATCGAAACTCAGCGCTGCGGTGCTGGGGCTGATCCTTGCTGGCGCATCCGCTCCGGCAATCCTCGATCAGTTTCTGACTGAGAAAGAGGGCAACAGCCTCACAGCCTATAAAGACGGTGCTGGCATCTGGACAATTTGCCGTGGCGCCACGCTGGTGGATGGTAAGCCGGTAACTCAGGGTATGAGGCTGACGCAGGCCAAATGCGATCAGGTGAATGCGAAAGAGCGCGATGCGGCACTGGCCTGGGTTGCCAGAAACATTCACGTTCCGCTGACGGAACCGCAAAAGGCCGGGATCGCCTCTTTCTGCCCGTACAATATCGGGCCTGGCAAATGCTTTCCTTCCACCTTCTACAGCCGGATCAACGCAGGCGACCGTAAAGGTGCATGCGAAGCTATTCGCTGGTGGATTAAAGACGGCGGCAAAGATTGCCGCATTCGCTCGAACGGCTGTTACGGGCAGGTATCACGCCGCGATCAGGAAAGCGCGCTGGCGTGCTGGGGGATAGACCAGTGATCCCATCATCCATCTGGAGCTATCAGGTATGAAATTAAAATTTGAGCATTCACTTGCACATTTTGCACCTGCTTTGAGGCCATCACACGGACCACAAAAATGGCCGTGGTGGCGTTTAGTTTCATTCAGCCTGATTCCCATCGCTGTTTACAGCCCGTCATATGGCTTGCGCCTGTGGTTTTACACCCGTTGGGGTGCTGGCTATGTGGGTGTTTATTTTGATAGGCGACAAACATGAAAGCGTTGTATCGCCGGGAGGAAAGCCAGTGAGTGCCGAAACGCGCGCCAGCGTCATCGTATTCCTTATTCTGCTGGTGGCCGGTCTTTGCCTGTTCTTAGGTTATCGCTACGAGAGCAACAGCAGCCGCGCCGATGCTGCTGAGGTAAGAGCTGACGCAGCCGAAAGTGCTGCCAACCAGGCGACAGCTATCACAGAGAACGTCCTTCAAACAGTCTCCATAATCAACACCATCTCTCAGGCGGCCACAGATGAAAAGCAGGAGAACAGCGAGCAAAGTTCGGTGCGCGTTGCTGAAATCAAAAAGGCTGTTAAGGATGACTATTGCGCTAAGCAGCCTGTTCCTGTTACCGCTGCTGACAGCCTGCGGGCACACCGAAACAAAATACGTGCCGGTGCAGCCGGTACCACTTCCGGCAAACCTGACGGCTGACTGTCCCGTTCCGGAAATACCAGACCCTTTCACATATGGTGACAGCCTGGATCTGAATGAGAATCTGCTGTTGGCGTTAGAAAACTGCAACGTCGATAAAGCACGAATCCGCGAAATAGAAAAAAATCGCCAAACTTCAACCAAGGAAAAACCATGACATTGACCGAAAGTTTGATGCTGTACTTTTCCACTGCCGTTTCGGCATTACTGCTGATCGCTGGTGGCTGGGTAAAAATCCGCGACTGGTTCAAAACGAAGGCCGAGGCGAAAGCTGAAGCTGCCGAAGCTGCGGCTAAA